CACTGAACTTGTCGCACAAATACAGGACTACACAGAAAATACGTTTACTACAACGGATATAAACACGTTTATAACCCAAGCAGAACAACGTATTTACAACACGGTCCAATTACCTGCACTACGCAAAAATGTGACAGGTTCGTTAAGTACTGGCAATAAGTATTTAGCTATGCCTTCTGATTGGTTAGCTACATTTAGTTTAGCTGTTATTAATACAGACAACGAATACTTATATCTCTTAAACAAAGATGTGAACTTTATTAGGCAATCATTTCCTGATACTGATTCAGCTTTTTATGGTGAACCACAATACTATGCGGTGTTTAACTCTACATCGTTTATTGTAGGCCCAACACCTGATGCTAATTACTCAGCAGAACTTCATTATTTCTATTACCCTGAGTCAATTACTACAGCAGGCACTTCATGGATAGGTAATAACTTTAGCTCTGTACTTCTTTATGGGTCTTTATTAGAGGCTTATACTTATATGAAGGGCGAAGCAGATGTGATGGCTACTTATAAATCTCGTTATGATGAAGCAATGTTATTACTCAAACAACTTGGTGATGGCAAAGATAGACAGGATGCATACAGATCAGGTCAAGTTAGATACCCAGTTCAATAAAGGAAACTAAATTGTCAATCGGCCAAACATTAACAACAAGTTTTAAAGTTCAAATTTTAGATGGTATACATAATTTTGGTGTGGGCGTTATTCGTGCAACTACTGCGGCGGATACATTTAAGATAGCTTTATACAGTACATTAGCTACACTTAACTCTACAACAACAGAGTATACAACACAGGATGAAGTTACAGGTACAGGCTATACAGCAGGGGGTAACACATTAGTTATATCTCAAGCGCCTACCTCAACAGATACTGAAACAGTGGCATGGTTAAACTTTGAGAATTCAAGTTGGGCTAACGCTACTTTTTCAGCAGACGGTGCTTTAATATATAATAGCACTCAAGGTAACAAAGCAGTGGCAGTGTTAAACTTTGGAAGTACTAAAACTACAACCAATCAAACTTTTACAGTAACATTCCCGGCGTCTACATCAAGCGCTGCACTTATAAGGATCACATAAATGACAACAGTATCTTCTGTTTTTTCAGAAGCACCGCAAGTTAAAGTAAGTAATGTAAGACCGTTAGAAAAAGATTTATATAAAATGATGTGGAACATACCAGAGTATAGACATGTAGCTCCTGGTGAACTCATCGCACAAGAATTTTTGAATCAAGCTAAACCTCCTAAGGGGGCATCAGTCATAGACTTAGGATGTGGTACAGGGCGTGGCGCTCTTAACCTAGCTTTTTTCGGTGGCTTAAATGTCACCATGGTTGACTTCGCAGATAATTGTTTAGACGAAGATATTCGACCGATGTTAGAAACACAGAAGCATGCTATGCGATTTGTAGAGGCAGACTTATCTGAACCTTTACCTGTTAAAGCAGCTTACGGATTTTGTACGGATGTGATGGAGCATATTAGGCCTCATCATGTAGATAAAGTATTAGATAATTGTTTGGCTGCTTGTCAGCATGTTTTCTTTCAGATTGCTACTGAAGATGATTTAATGGGTAAAGTGGTAGGACACAAGCTTCATTTAAGTGTACATCCATATGAGTGGTGGTTAAAAAAGTTTATTGAACGAGATTGCGTTATTCATTGGTCTAAAGAAGCTGATGGATATTGTTTGTTTTATGTAAGTGCTTGGATGAAAGGTGAAGACGTTGTTGATAGAGGTGTTATTAATACTGACGAAGAAACTATCAAAGCAAACGTAGAATACAACATTCAAAGGGGTTTTATGCAGGTTCAACCTTACCCTACGAATGACCAAGAAGTTATGATTGTGGGCGGTGGACCATCATTGAATGAACACCTTGAAACCATTAGACAAAAGAGGGCTGATGGTGTTAAACTGATCACAATTAATGGGGCTTATAAATGGTGCCTTGATAATGGTATTACGCCTTCTGCTATGGTTATGGTAGATGCTAGACCTTTCAATGTACGGTTTACTCAACCTATAGTGGATCATTGTAAGTATTTTATTGCTTCTCAGTGTGACCCTACTATATTTGATGGGCTTCCAAAAGACAGAACTTATATATGGCATACAAGCGCGGAATTGCTAAATGACATATTAGCTAAACATTATAAAACATGGTATCCAGTTCCAGGGGGATCTACAGTTCTTTTAAGATCAATACCGTTATTTAGAATGTTAGGATTTAAACAGTTTCATCTCTTCGGATGCGATTCTTGTTTAGATGAAAAAGAAGTTCACCATGCATATGAACAGAAAGAAAATGATGGACAGCCGGTCATACCCGTAAACGTGGGCGGGAAAATATTCAGCTGCAATCCGTGGATGATCTCTCAAGCACAGGAATTTATTGATTTGATTCGTATGCTAGGAGATGAAATTGAATTAAACATTTATGGCGGGTTACTCCATCATATTTTAGAAACAGGCGCTTCATACGCCGACATAAAGGAGATTTAATATGGCTGCATCAGCATGGCAATTATACAATAGTGCCAAAAAATATATAGGTAACGGAACGATCACTCTCGGAGCTGGCGTATTCAAAATGTTATTAGCGAGAACTTCAAGTAATGCATCAACATTTACTTTAACTGCATACTCACAAATAACAGCTGAAATTTCTGCTACAGGTGGTTATACAACAGGTGGTAAAAACTTAGTACCAGCAACAGCATACTGGACAGTAGGTGCTTCAGCGAAACAAATGAAGTTCACTATGTCTACAGTAGGTTTAGCATTTACAGCTTCTGGTGCTTCATTGACTAACATTAGATATGCGGTTCTACGTAACTCAACTGGCGCTGGCGCTGGTAGATTACTATGTTTCTGCCAATTATCATCTAGTCAGTTTACTGTTACATCACCTAATACATTGACAGTTTTACCCGCTGCTACCGGCATCTTTACTTTAACTTAATCAACGTTAGGATAGGGTAAATGTTTTCTAACGTACCTTTTTCGGGTGGAGCATTTTCTGCTGACGAAGGGTTAACGAATACAAACATAACCCCGGCGGTTGGTACTCTATTAATATCAGGGATAGCGCCTTCTTTACTTAGAGGGCAAGTAGTAATTCCTACTACAGGTACCTTAGTATTAGTAGGACAAAATCCTGAAGTTGTTAGCGGTACAATAATAACCCCCACAGGTGAAACGCTACTTATAGGTTCAGCACCAAGTGTTGTAGTAAGTGGTAATGTAGTTACACCTAATGTAGGTGCGGTAGTATTAAATGGTTTAGCACCTAGTATTCTACGAGGTTCTGTAGTTATACCAGACTCAGGTCCTGTAGTTATTACAGGTGAAGTACCTAATGTTATACAAGGTACCATAATAACGCCTAGTATAGGCACAATAACACTAGCAAGTGACGCCCCAAGCGCAGTTTTAAGTAATATAATAACTCCTAATGTAGGCGCATTAACCCTAGTAGGTAGTGCTCCAAGCTTAGTTACAGGACAGGTAATAACACCGACAGGTGAATCTTTAATTATAGGTTCAGCACCAAGTGTTATAGTAAGTGGACAAGTTATACCGTTAGTAACAGGCGCAGTCGTTATTACAGGTGTGGCACCAGTGATAGAAAGAGGTTCTTTCATTGAACCCGGTGTTGGAAGTTTAAGTATTGTAGGCTCACCACCTGATGTATTTAGAAATATTGATGTTCAACCTGATACAGCAACATTAACTTTAGTAGGCACGGCACCCGAGGTAATAAGTGGCAAGATTGTAACGCCAACAGGTCAATCTGTACTTATAGGTTCAGCACCAAGCGTTGTAGTAGGTGGCATGGTTATTACCCCAGCAAGAGGAACATTAACTCTTGTAGGAGCGGCTCCAAACGTAGCGCAAAGTAAAGTAATTACACCTGCAACAGGAGCATTAATATTAGTAGGCGGTACTGTTATTATAAGTAATCCAAATTGGATACCGATTGTTCCTGGTCAAACACCAGGTTGGAGTACAATAGCTACAGCGCAAACACCTAATTGGCTACGTGTAGCGGCTTAAAAATAAAGGATATATATGGCTCTTGTTTTAAAAGATAGAGTTAAAGAAACAACTACAACTACAGGTACTGGCACTCTCACACTAGCGGGTGCAGTAACCGGGTTTCAATCATTTTCAGTCATTGGTAATGCTAATACTACTTACTATACAGTTTCTAGTTCAGGCAGTAGTGAATTTGAAGTAGGTATTGGTACTTATACAGCCTCTGGCACTACACTAGCACGTACTACTATTCTTGCATCATCTAATTCAAACAATGCAGTTAATTTTTCAGCAGGATCTAAAGATGTTTATGTAGTTTATCCAGCCGGAAAGTCAGTTAATTTAGACGCGGGTACTGATGCTTATGCCCCACAGTTTGCAGCTTCTAATGGTATTTTTGTAAATAATATGACCGTAGGAACAAGTTACACCATACCTACAGGATATGGAGCTAGTAGCGTAGGTGCAGTTACTATATCAGGGGGCGTTGTAGTTACAGTTCCTAGCGGGTCAAGATGGGTTGTATTGTAGTGTTTGATGGTATAATTTATTAAAATAAAAAAAGAGATTATTTATGGCAAGTACCTATAGTGATTTAAAAATAGAACTTATTGGGACTGGTGAGCAATCAGGTACCTGGGGCACCACTACAAATACTAATTTTAGTAC